TTTAATCCCATATTACTATAAATACAATAATTAAAAATTTAAACAAAAAACCCCTTTAAATAAAGGGGTTTTAATAATATAAAAAATTCTTTTATTTAATTTATTACTCCTCCACCACATTGTCCGCCTGCTTGACATTGATACATGGTAGCATTAACAACACCGCTTTGCCCTACCTCTATAATATATCCAGAATTATGATAATACCATCCAGCACTTACGTAATAATTAGCGTTTGCTGTACTTGTTGTATACAATGTACCATTAAGTGTTGCTAATTCATTAAAGTTATTTGTTGTCATATAGAATTGTGTAAACGACGGGTTTGAATTATATGCTGAACATGCATTTGCGCAAGTTTGATATGGACCTTGAAGCCCAACTGCTGTTAATGCCACACCACTTTCTGTTGCACTTGGTGTTGGTGTTGGACTTGGTGCACTTACATACCAAGGTTGTGTTGTTGTACATGTTCCAGTACTAGCAATAGTTCCACCTGTTAGAGTTTCATATGCTGTGGTTATTGTGTGACCAGTTGTTAATTGTGATTTTGTAACACCAGTTACTAACCAATATGATGTTCCTGCACTGGTTGTACCTGAAATATTAAAAGGGCCAGCAACGTATGTTGATCCTGTATAACTTGGGCTTAATGTGAATGTAATTTGCATTGTCTTCTTTTTTTATTATAAATATCTGTTTATTTTGTTTTTTTTTATATTTGATTTCCTGGTAATCCGCTGGCACAATCACTACAATTACTATATATTGAAGAATATTGTCCAAATACCAGATGTACCGCTTCTAGTGAACACGTTGTTCCCACATAATAATCTATTTGTAAGCATATACCATCAACCTTAACTGCGTTAGTTCCACTTAAAAATTGTGATGGTAATAAATCTGGTGATGTCATATATCCATATTGGAAGGTGTTACAATTTATAATTTGATATTTGTAATATACCGAATCCTGAGATAACACAACTACGCCACTATTAGTTACACAACCATTAGCATCTGTTACTTCTAAGCAATATCCTCCGGGGCTTAAATCAGAAACATTAAACGTTGTACCATATGTTGCTGTATTATATGTACCGATCAAATCTCCTCCACAAGTGGCATAAGGAAAAGATGTGTCCTCATATAGTCGATATGTTTTAGGGAATACACCACCAGAAGAAGATAATCCCATAACACCATCAACACCACTTGCACAGGTTGGTACCGTTACAACACTTAACGATGCTGATTGCGCGCTTGGTTGAGTTAATGTTCTGTAGTATATGCTCTCACAACCATTACCATCTTGAACGTATAAGGTATAATCTCCCGCGTATAAACCACTAAATGCTTTAGGTGGGTAATAAAATGTCTCACCATCTATTGATACTTGTCTAGGGGATGATCCGCCTATTAAACTTACCACAGAAATTTCCCCATTTGAACCGCCATTACAATTAATGTTTGTGGTTGTTACTGTTCCAAGTTCTGGAGCCGATACTGTTAAGTTATATGTTACAACAGCATAACAGCCATTATTATCTAGAACAATTATTGAATGATTACCACTTACTAAACCACTAAACGTATGTGACGCTTTAAATATGGTATACGCAGAATATCCGCCACCATTACTACTAATAGAATATTTGTATCCAGAACCATTTGGGGTACCTCCACTACCTTGAACTGTTAACGATCCATTTGATGAATTATAACAAGTTGGAAAAGATGCACCAATAAAAGAACCAGATACTGCTGATGGTATTGTTACAGTTGCTGAATATGTTTGAACACAACCAGAACCATCTTTAATAAAAATTGTATATCCCCCGCCGCCTAATGAACTAAAGCTTGTAGGTAAATTTGCATATGTACCACCAGAACCATTTTTAGCTTGGTATCCTGAACCTGAACCACCATAACCACCAGAAACATTTATTGTTCCTGTACCCGCGTTACAATCGGGGTTACTTACCGATATTGTTGCATTTGGTTCGGATCTAGATAATAATACATAATCATATGTTATACAACCATTACTGTCTTTAACATATAATGTATGCCATCCAGTACCTAGACTACTAAAGGTCCCGCTAGATTGATAGTTTGTTCCATCTTTTGAATAAGTATAACTACCCGTTCCACCAGAACCTGAAGCCGATGCTGATCCATCACTACCATTCCAACATGTTGGATTTGTACCAGATACTGATATTGATACTGCGCTTGGTTGTGTTATTGTTTGATTGTATGATTGAACACAACCCGAACTGTCTTTAATATATATTGTATATGTACCAGAAGATAAACTAGAATAGGTTACTGGTAAGTTTGCATATGTTCCTCCAGAACCATTTTTGGCTTGATATGTTCCTCCAGCGCCGCCACTACCACTGCTTACTACTATTGAACCATTTGATCCACCATTACACGAAATATTACTAACGCTAAACGATGCATTTGGTGCACTTCTGTTAATGTTTCTTGCAATTGTATCGGTACAACCGTTCGCATCTTTAACATACCCCGTATAGTTTCCATTTGGTAAATTACTAAAAGTCCCACTTGATTGATAGTTAACACCATCAATTGAATATGTGTACGGTGATGTACCACCGGTACCGTGAAAAGACACACTACCGTCACTATCTCCGTAACAAGTTGGTGGCCAGTTGGTATCACCAGTACCACTAGCAGCAACTGGAGCCGCTGGTTGAGTTATAGTTATACTAAAACTATTAACACAATCAGAACTATCTTTAACATATATTGTATATGCACCAGAAGATAAACTAGAATATGTTACTGGTAAATTTGCATATGTTCCTCCAGAACCAATTTTTGATTGATAACCGGACCCCGAACCACCACTACCATTACTTACTGTAATTGAACCTGTTGTTCCATTGTAACATGCCACATTTGATTGTGATATCGTTGCACTTACTTGTGTTCTATTTAAACCAGTTGTATTTGTTCTAACACACCCATTAGCGTCTTTAACGTATGTTGTATATGTACCATTTGCTAAACCAGTAAATGTTAAACCAGCTTGATATGTTGAACCATCAATTGAATATGTGTATGGTGCGACACCTCCACTAACACTAGATAATGTTATTGAGCCATTTGAATCACCATTACATGTTGGCGGTGTCCCACTTGCAGTAAAAGTTATTAATGATGGTTGTGTTATTGTAAGTGATGTTAATTGGCCAACTTCATTATTTGAATCTTTAACATATAATTCATATGTTTGAGCTGTTAAACCTGTGAATATATTACTTGATTGATAGGTAGACCCATTTTTTGAATATGTATAACTACCTGAACCACCACTTGGACTGGTTATTGTTATTGTACCATTAGATCCTCCATTACATGAAACATTTGTTGAAGATCTAGATGCTGTTATGACAACATCTGATATGTAAATATACATTGAACCATCAACATATTGGCCCGAAGAATCTGTTGACCTAACTCTTATAAGGTATACACTTTTTGTTTCATAATCAAATACTACTTTAGATTTTAAAACATTACCTACAATAATAAAACTACCATTATCTGGATAGGTACCATTATCAGTAAAACTATATGTAAATGTATCGCCGGCATCGTAATCATATGTTGAAAAAGTACCAATAGTTGTACCAGTTGCAACATTTTCAGATATTGAAGATGCTGCTAGATCAATCCCTGTTGGAGCTTCGTTTGCATTAGTTACTTGTACCATTACAACACCATCATATGTTAAACCTCCAGAATCCGTTGTTCTTACGTTTAATTGATATGTGCTTTTTGTTTCAAGATCAAAAACTTCTTTTGATGTTAATACACCACCAGAGCTTAAATCAAAACTATTATTATCTGGATATGAACCAGTATTAATTAATGAATATGTAAATGTATCGCCAGCATCAACATCTAAAGTTGATAACGTACCTGCGGTTGTTCCTATTGCACTATTCTCAGGTATTGATCCAGATATGTTTATACCATATGGTGCCTCATTAACATTATCAACATAAACTGTAAATTGTTTATCATATATTTGACCAACACTATCAGTGGTGCGAATTGCTACTGTATATGAAGTCGTTGCCTCATAGTTGAATGATATCGAACTACGTAATTCATCATTATAAATGGTAAAAGGGGCTGAATTTGTTACAGAATATGTGTGACTATCACTACTATCAATTGTTGACGTTGATAAATAACCAACTAATGTTCCAATTGCCGAATTTTCATTTATTCTATTGTGACTTAACGATATATCCGTTGGTGCATAATTAACTGTTGTATTAATTGAAAATGCACAATTAGCCGTTGCTTCTGGTGTAGCACTTGGTGAAGGTGTAGCACTTGGTGGAGGTGTTGAACTAGGCGTTGGACTAGGAGTTGGTGTTGGCGTTGCAGTTAATACAACTACACCAACATTAAAGTCACAATTTGGTGTTGGACTAGGTGTTGGACTAGGACTTGATGTAGGACTAGACGTTGGTGATGGACTAGCTGATGGACTAGGCGAAGGACTTGGGCTTGGTGTTGGAGTAGGTAAAAATGTTTGATCAATATTTGATTCACATTCTGTTATAACCCTACTATTTGTGTTATAAACTATTATTGATTCTGCGTTATCTGGAACACTAATGTGTAAACCTAGATTTGATGTTAATTCACTACGCGTAACACCGCTGGCAAGAAATGATGTATCGAAATTGGTTGCAAGATTTGCTGAATTAACCTGATCATAATAAATATTATAAGGACCAGCGTCAGTACCAGAAACAATCTTTACATAAAACTTCTTTGCCATTATTATTTATTTTTAACAACCACAACCACAATTTGATTCATTATTTGTTGTGATTAACGATTTTGTTACACTATTAAAATAGTTTTTATTATTTTCAATGAAATCATTCGCTTTCTCAATTAATAAACCATTACCTTGATCATCAATATAGCTAATATACATTTCATCGTTTAAAGTAAATAGTTCTTTAACCATAACCATAGTATTATTTAATATAAATAAATCATTTATATCAATGGTATAACCGTTATTTGTATATGTTAAAATCTTATTTGTTAGTATTACTTCCATATTATGATATTACCCCAGTACATGGGTTTATAGTTAAGAAATTATTGTTTGGGCAACCACTATAGATTGTTGTATTATTAAGTTTTAATGTAATCCAAGTCACGTTTGCGTGACAACCACCTGGTCCAAATTGTGGTTCATATGTAACACCTATTGGTGTTGCACACACTAATGAAAAACTTATATTACCTCCGGTTGACGATGCGGCAATATTTTGAGCTTGTTGTGTTGTTAGTGTTAACGCATTATATCTAGCATAACCACTCGTAACCCCAGAAGGATAATTAAATTGATCATTTGATCCACCAGTATTACTTAAATAAACAGTTCCTATTGTTATGTTATTACCTCTTAAATAAAAAGTGGCGGCATTACAAGTATGACCACCAGGACATGGGCCCAATGTTGGGCTATATTGAACAATAAATTCCATGCTAGCCAAACAGTTTACCACCTCTGTTAACTCTGGTGTAATCGTTGTATCTAAAGCACAATCAACTGTTGCTGTTGGGGTTGGTGTGTTTGTCGGCGAAGGTGTTGGTGTTGGTGTAGGACATAATCCTAAATCAAATAAACTACCACTACTATAATCAATTAAACCGTAAGATTGATTTGCACAGAATGTTATTTGTTGTCCTGAACCAAGATTTGGATCTGTTTGATAAACACCCGAACAATCGTAATAAGATATACCTATTGAACTTTCTGTGTTGTTTTCAATTCTATATTGATAACATACATTAGGCATTGGTGTTGCAGATGGCGTTGGTGTTGCAGTTGGCATTGGTGTTGCTGTTAACGCAATCACATCAATATTAAAGTCACAGTTTGGTGTGGCAGATGGTGTTGGTGATGGACTAGCTGAAGGACTAGGTGTTGGACTAGGACTTGAAGTAGGACTTGGTGTTGGTGTTGGGGTAGCGGTTAATACTAAAACATCTACACCAAAATCACAATTAGGTGTGGCACTAGGTGTTGGTGATGGTGTTGCACTAGGACTTGGTGTAGCGCTAGGGGTTGGTGATGGCGTAGCACTTGGAGTTGGTGTTGCGGTTAATACTAAAACATCTACACCAAAATCACAATTTGGAGTGGCACTAGGTGTTGGTGATGGTGTTGTGCTGGGAGTTGGTGAAGGAGTTGGAATTGGTGTTGCACTTAGTGTTGGTGTTGGGGTAGCCGTTAATACTAAAACTTCTACACCAAAATTACAATTGGGTATAACGTCAAATTCACACGTTTTTCCGTAAGTTGGAAAATAAACTGAAAAATTTCCGTATTGATACCCTTCAGGTAAAACATAAGGTAGTGTAGCACCAGTAATAACAATTGCAGTACCACCAGTATATGGGGTATATGTGATATTTGCAGAATATCCACTGTAATTACTTGTATTAATTTTAAACCTCGGCATTTATTATTTTATAAATAGTTTTATTTTTTTATACGCATGGATTTGAGTATGGTGTTTTCCCAACTTGCCAATATGTTTTACCGCCACATTCTATTGTTTTATTTGAACTCGATCCAGTTGTGGTTATAGTTGTTTTAGAACTTAAATTTATAAATGGTTTGGTTGACCCGTCCCAAGCAGAAATATTAAGTTCTTGCGCAACTCGGTCAATTCTACAGGCTGCTCCTGCATTCGAACCACCAGCAAATGCTAATCCAATAATTTTACATGTTCCGTTAAAATCAGCAATCAATGCAGAACCAGAATCGCCAGCCTTTATTGGCCACTCACAATCAGGATTTATTCTTATATAATCAATAAGGTCACCAAAAACAAGTGTAACATTAGTATTTGTTCCATTTGTATATGGATAAACGCTGGCAGTACTGTGTATTGATTGAATGGTTAAACCACACGCACCAAATTTTGCACCGGTGGTTCTACCAGAACTATATATTGGTGGATTTGTTGTTAATAGATTATCAATTTCACTTGTTGTTGCAAATGCCATTGGTAAATTATATGGTAACCCTTGTTGTTTAAATGATTCAGTAAATGATATGTCGGATGAATTTACCGATATAACCGCACCATCCACATAATTAAAAATTGGATTAAAAACATCATTACCGGGTGACTTTAATGGGGAATATCTAATTACACTACCAATCGTTGTAGTTGCATTTCCGGGTTGGTAAATTGGATTATTTATTTCATTTTGTTCATTATACACATCTCTTTCTGTCGAATAAAACCCATTTACAATTGAAACGTGATTATTTGTTATTGCAACTAAAGCGTTTGTTAAATTATCAACAGCAATAAATCCAAGTGTTCCTGTTGCCGCAGTATCTGATGATATTTGTGTACCACCCTTAAGTGGTCTTATATGTGTTTGATTGATGGGTGTTGTTGTTTGCCAACCATAACAACCATCTAAAACCTCTTGATTACAGGATAAAGCCAATAATTTACCTCTTTCAAATACATCGGTAATATATGTAACTCCATCAATCTCAACAGATGTTGGTAAAATTTCATTTTCAGATATTTCGTTTAAAGGTTTCTTTTTTTCTACATTAAATATAATACCAATTTCACCAGTGAACTCACCATTAGTTATTTTTTTACCATATCCCACAGATACATCTGATGGTGTTGATGTGAATAATTCCTGTATTTTATCTTTTATTGATTGATTCATATTAAAAAGTATTATATGATATATAAACTGTATTGGTTACTGCCCCACATTCAACACAACCACCAATAAAGTTTAATATATTATTATTTTTATGCGCTCTCCTAACATATATACCATTTAAACCTAACCATAAATCAACATTTGCGAAATTTGTAATGGACGAATGTCCTTCTTGTATTTCAAAATAAGTTGCAGTACAGAAATCGTTCGTATCTAATGTTCCATAGATAGTATTTGTATTTGAAACCCCATTTGTAAATTGTAAACATGTTTGGTTAAGTGTTCCTCCACCTATTGAATAGGATGTGTATGTTAATCCGGTGTATTCCACAAGCGTTAAATCACAATCTGGTGGAGTTGATGTTGGTGTTGGGCTAGGGCTAAGTGTTGGCGTTGGTGTTGCCGTTAATACAATTACTCCCACACCAAAATCACAATTGGGTGTAGCAGATGGTGTTGGTGTAGGTGTGCTAGTTGGTGATGATGTTGGAGTTGGTGTTGCTGTTAATACAACTACCCCCACACCGAAATCACAATTGGGTGTTGCGGACGGAGTTGGACTAGGAGTGGATGTTGGTGATGAAGTTGGAGTTGGAGTTGCGGTTAATACAACTACCCCCACACCAAAATTACAATTAGGTGTTGCAGATGGTGTTGGTGTTGGCGTTGCTGTTAATACAACCACTCCCACACCAAAATTACAATTAGGTGTCACACTTGGAGTTGGTGTTGGACTTGCAGATGGTGTTGGCGTTGGTGTTCTTGTTGGTGTTGCGGTAGGTGGTAATGGACAACTACCTAAATTAAGGGCAATTGAACTAACACTACTTGTTCCATTAATTGTCCATCCAGTATTTGGTAAATCTGTTGTTGTAGTGTTTTTGGGTTCACCACCGTATGGCCATGGATTTATTGTCCAATAGTCACTACCATTCCATCTTACATTACATGTAACGCCGCTTAGACTACCTTGCCATGAAGGTTTCCCGTTATAATGTCCGCTATATGTAAAGGTCGTTAACATTTATTTTATTTTTAATTTTATATTGGGCATGACATAGGTGTGTTATTTTGTCCTACAACGTTAACTCTTATTTCATATGGTGTTGGGGTTACCGTATATGATTCTTCCATATTCATATTGTTAATTGCGCTACTGGTAAATATTTCTCCACCATTTGTAATATCACAAATATTATATCTTACAATATTACCCGAACCACTATTCCATCTACCAATTACACTATATGGTAAATTTGATGAGATAACATCAATAAACCCGGTTCTATCAACCCCTGATGAAGATTCACTTAATAATACTGCCGAGGATGCTGATAGAATTTCTAAACCAGAAGATGAGCCACCCTTAATAGACCAATTAATTCTATATAATAAATTTGCAGTTGCTGTTGGAGTTGCTGTCGGTCCAGTAAAAACAATATCAGCACAGAAGTCATCTGCAGCCGTAACCGATGGGGTTGGGGTTGGAGAAGAACTTGGTGTAGGTGTTGGAGTTGAACTAGCACTTGGTGTAGGTGTTGGAGTTCTTGTTGGCGTTGGCCCAGGTGTTGCAGATGGGCTAGGGCTTGGTGTTGGGTTTGGTGTTCTTGTTGGAGCCGGTGTTATAATTGGATATGAACCAACACAATTATATGCATTATTTCCACTACATAAATTTGTGTAATTTCTTTCTAATGATGCAATTGAAGGCGTCTCTGTACAACAAACATTATCAACATAGTATTGTTGTAATGATGTGTCTAATCTATTAAATCCAACATATTGATGTTCAACTAATGCTAAATAATTTGAATTACCATTAAAGGTAATTAAATTGGTTGGACTAGTTGATGTTGCGGTAGTGATGTTTATGTTATAATACATATTAATATCACAGTAATTTAAATCAACCGCAATAACTTCAATAAGTTGTCCTTTCTCTGTTATAATATAATCGCCAGTATCATAATAATCTGAAGGATAATCACAACATGGTTCAATTGGTGTCTCTGGTTTAATTTGTAAAAATTCTGGTGATCTATTGTCAAACGCGTAGCCACTTCTTTTTGTTATTAACCCAGTAGATTCATTAACGTTTTTATTTGTATAAACTCTAAATTTAGTTGTTGGTAAAACATCAAATACTATTGTTGTACCACTAATGGTTTTTCCGCTAATAACACTGGTTTTAACTGACCCTAAAAAGTCAATATCAGATATTGTGTATGTTGTATATGTGTATGAGAATGAATAATCATTACTCAATTTAGCATTTTCAAATGAAGTACTTGATAAAGTTGAACAAGATGAATAAGTTGCAGAGACAATAACGTTTCCAGCAATTAAATCTTTAACATCTTTTTTAACCAATGTTCCAGCACTAATATAAGTCTGAATATTAGCAGATGTTGTTGAACTATTAATTGTTGCACCGCTTACAACCAATACTTTTGTGTCATGTTTTAAACCATAATTGTATGAATTTCTATATTGTATTTTTGGATTTATTGTAAATCCAGTATTAATTACTGTTGGTTGATCTGGTGACTCTGTTGGAAATTCAACATATTGTAATGCCAAACCTTTTATTTTAACTTTTTTATCACAGTTACCCGCGTCAGTAAATAATAAATCAATTTCTTCATCTTCGTAAACGTTAGATATTTTAAATTGACATGTTGTTCCACTAACCTTAGCAAAAGTTGTATCACTATATGTTGGGTGATAACCAGTATAAGAGTTTATTCCGGGAATACCCCTTCTTTGAATATAAATTCCCCAATCATAAGTTTCTCCAGATTGAATGGTCGCACCGGTAATATTAACAATAATATCTGATTTTACCTTACATGCTGTAGATCCAGTGTAAACCGGATAATTAATACCATCAGGACAAACTGTTGTAAATTCAATATCTAAACTACACTTAGGGTCACTATAATCATATTTTGCATCAAAATAAAAATCTAAATATCTTTTTTCTGAACAGTCTGAATTGCTATGTGCAATAAACTTAACTTTTTCAACACCATCATTATCTGTAAAAAATTCATAAGATATTAATTGTGTATATCCATTGCATCCACCCGGAAGTGAAGTACAACCATAGGTAACACCACTATATGGTGATACAGTTGGTATGTGACCCGCAATAGGTTCATTATATGTTGAATTGATTTTATCAACTAAATTAATAACAGCCGTTTTCCAAAGATTCTTAGTTGTTGTTAAATTTAATTTAATCCAATTTTTATAATCACAAATTAATGGTATTGTTGTTGAAGAACTTGCTAAAACACCACAGCTATTTGTTGCGGTATACCCCGTATCAAATAATGTGCTTCCTGTTATTTTAACTTGTGATGTTGTACCACTATATTCAATACCATCAATGTCCATTTTTAATGTGAACGTAACACCGGTAAAATACATTAAACCTCTAAGATGATCTGGTTCACCAACAATGGTTTCTAAATCTTCTTCAATAAAGGTTTCAAAATTTGGATAAAGATTTTCAATTATTTCAATTGGTTTGCATGGTTTTCTATAAGAAAACTTTGGTCTTGCAAATATATTGTTCTCAATCAAGTTACCACCCATCCATAATGTGGTAGATGGTATTATTTGCTCTAAAACGTTTGACCAATAAGGACTCATTTGATTAACAAAGTCTGTTGAATCAATTATGTCATATGGTGTGTACCCAGAAGATGTCAATTGATTAATATAATCTTGATACACATCTTCTAGATGAATATAATTTTTCTTATATTTTACTAAATTTGAGTTGATTACTTGCGTTGAAAAAGTGTTTTCAAGGTATTCAGCAAAACTTATTTCACTCTGTACCTCTAAACTATTCTTTCCAAATACAACTTCTAATTCTCTAGATTTTCTCCAAATATCATAGTTACTTGCGTTAGCTGGGCTAACAAATACACTAATGTTTTTTCTATTTAAAACTAACCCAGTTCCAGTTAAATCATCAACAACCTGGCTTTTAATATTATCAATTTTACTTTCTAATGTATAACCATAATCTAAACCAGGGAACGTTCTGTATATATCAAAAAACTCTTCACCATAAGAATATGGTTTTGATTTGGTTAATATTGTTTTTGTTCTACCTGTTAATATGAATTCACCATCAACAAAAGTACCACCAGAGCTATCTGTGTCAATTATATCCGAAGATCTGTGATCTAAACTAACATTATGCCAACCAGAACCCATTTGGAAAAATATATTATCCTGATTTGTTGTTGGCGTTTTTGGTAAATAAGTATCACTATCTATTGGGTAATCAGTAGTATTACTAAAACTTGTCAACCCAGTGGCTGCGCTTAAATTATACTTATATGTTGTTGAATTAAATGTTACCTTATTGGTTACAGCAACATTATTGATAACGTTAAAGATATCGTCTTCAACAGATTTTTTTGAAAGGGCCGTTTTTACATTATAAACATATTCGTTTATTTTTACCATAGGATCTGGAGCGCCAATGAATTTTAAGAAAAACTCAATACTACTTCTTGTTCCTTTTGATTTATATATAAAAGCAAGATTAACTAATAATCTTCTATAAAATTCTAATTCACCATCTACTAAGTTTTTACCAATTGATGAACCGTTATAAACTGATTTAGACGCCTTGTATATTTGTTCCTCTAAAGTTTTTTGGTCAAATAGATTAATAGTGTTTAAGCCTAAGGTATTTGCTAAATTTTTAAGAAAAACATCTGGAATATTGTTTATTGAATCATATGACACATTTCTCATGTGTGCTATATTATCAATAAAAGATTTAACCTTGTCAAAACTTTGACCATATAGTTGAAAAATTTTATCAACTTTTTGATCTTCTGTATCAAATTCAAATAATTGTGGTGCCACTAAAAATCTTGTTACTAAATTTGATTTATAATCATCAATTTCTGTTGCAAGATCATTTAGTCTAGTTATATATGTATCAAATTTTAGACCTGTTGTTTGTGGATTCCACCCATCGTTAGAAACTGGCCATTCAACAAGAACGTTAATTAAGTCTGTTCTTGTTTCATCTAAACTTGTTCTAGGTACTTTAAATGATGATTGGAATATAGGATATGTGTCCCTGTTTAATAATGTTTGTTCTAAGTCATCTAATCCAAGATAAAACTCTTCAACAACAGCGTCGTTTGGTCTAATAATATAGCTAGTAGAATATGTTGAACCAGTAAATGGTTTACCATAAACTTCTAATGATATTACATTATTGGTTGTTGGTTCGCTATATTTTGAAATATTATATGTTTCACCATTAATAACAATTGAATACTTGTTATATGATGAGAATAAATTTCTAATTGCATTATCAACCGTTAATGACTCATTTGCTGTTGGTTTAGATAAAACTATATCAAATGGATTAAAGAATTTACTTGATTTAACATTAAAAGTTGTTTTATTACTTGTTGGATTAAAAACAATACTCTCAGCAGAATAATCTGAAGTTGATGATAAACCACTTGAATCAACATAAATTGCAGCTGGATAGTTTTTAAGTATTCTACCAACCGATACCCTAATACGTTCTCTAAGAGATCCGAATAAAGATTTTGAGCCTTCCGTTTTGTTTGGATTAAATCTTATTGGTCTTTTTTCTCCACTAGATTGTTTGACAGTTGTTGGAACGTCATTTTCTATTTTAAGATCTTCTAATGTAAGAAAATCAGAAAATGGCGCCGTTTTAAAACTTTTTGCGTCTTTTTCAGGGATAACTCTATCTAGAGCAAAATTGGTATTAGTTAATTGACTAGTACCGTCAGTAATTTGTCTTCCAACAATACTGTCGCTAAAAGTTTCGAAACCACTAGCAGCCTGACTTGGTACTTTTTTTGTTGCCATTATTCGGTAATATCGTCAAAGTTTAGTGTTTGGTCTATATCAGTTTTTTCTTCGCGAATCTCATATAGAGTTTCGTTAAGATCATCTTTAACCTCATAAAGATTGAACTGTTTATAAATTGCGTTATCGTTATTCTTGTCATAAATTGTATAAATGCCAGAATTTAACGCCTTACTTTGATTACCGTAAAGTGCATGTGCAAGTGTTGATGCATCGTGCTCAACCATTTCAACTTCAACTGTTGTTGGGTTAAAATAACTGTTAGTTAAAATAATTTTTTGTGATGGCTCCCCAATGAATGGTGTTACATTTGGTCTATTGCTAGGTGCAGAAGACGGCGTAAGTGTTAAAAATACCAAATTGGTAGGTGCATCTGAATATCTATATCTAATAGCTTTTTGTGTGCTATTTGTTAAATTTGTTGTTACAGGTTCACAATAAAAAGAAGATGTAACAATTCTATAAAAATTAGGAACTTTTTTTGAATTTGATTTATCAATATATTCAACTCTATAACCAACAAGACCCTGTGGAACAAAATTGTTTCTATCGTCAGTCAGAACATTACCCAAATCTATAACCAATCCTCTAACAGATGGTAGTGATGCTAAAACACCACAATCGGTAATTTCCGTTCTAATTTGCTTCGGTCTAAGGTGTAATGTATATATTCCTAAATCACTAAATGTGTCACTGTTTAGTCTAAGATTATATAAACCACCTAAAATTTCTGTACCAGATGTTCCACCAGTTCCAGAATTATGAAAAACTGGAGTTAAAATATCAGCGGAATCCAACTTTGTTAGTGTTGGTTCTGTTGTTGATGCTCTATTTGCCACATAATGAAGTAGAATTTCTACATCTTCTGGAGACACATCTGCCGGTCTTATTGTTCCGTAACTTCCTACTGCCATGTTCTTTTATTTATAAATATAATTTTATTGTTTTTTCACAAGAAAAAATCCATTTCCATAGATATCTAATTCTCCTATGTTATCAATTTCACCTAATCTTAGGTTAAATTCTGCTACACCCATTTTCCCTCTCTCTACAAAAATGTCAGAATAAACAACCGGTTCTGATACAAAACCTAGGTAATGTTCATTTCTGGTTAATTTTTTGGTGAATTGGGATTCTGATATAAATGTTGCGGTATTGCCAGTAATATACGTTGTTCCATCAGATAAATCAAGGTATGTTAAACCGTCTATTACATATTTGTCACAATTATATAATGTTCCTTCAATTGTAATTGTTGTTCCAGTAACACCACTATATGTGTTACCACCATATAATTTTTTCTCAATTTTTCTACTTTTACCTAAAGCCAAAAATGTTGTTGTTCCAGTAAAAGAATTTCCAGAATAGTCATAATTGTTATTGTAATTCTGGGTTCTACCAGATTGTAAATAAGTCTGACCTGTAACATTAAAATATGGTAATGTCGCGCCAGTATATGTGAAAGAAGCTAGATCTGTAGGTGTGTTACTAGTTAATGGTAACTTAATGTCTTTTGTAACCGTTTCTGTCTTCCATGGTGCCACCATCGTAATAGAAACGGGTTTAGTACCAGCTGTTGAATAAGTCTTCGTTAAACCGCTTAAAATACCTATTGACTGAGCTGCTGATCCATCTCCCCAATTTATTGTGAAGGTAGCGTCAACAATTCTTTTTAGTTTTATATTACTAGCTGAATTGTATATAGTAAGGGTGTTTCCGGTATTAGCGGAATAAACAAAATTACATAGTTGTTCAGCTTGTTCAATATCCCCATCAAAACCAACCATCACCCCCAATTCATCGGCTTTTGCGTCTAGAAATAATGGTATTTGGTAATTTTCATATATTTGACTATTAATATGACTTTGTATTTCTTGTTCTGTTGTACCTGTACCAATAACTAAATTCCATGTGTTAACAGTTGGTGTTCCCCATTTGTAATATCCCTTAACCAATGGTGGTGTAATGTTGTTATTATATACCACATCGCCAATAGCTGGGCCAATATATGTTGTACCAGTCCAAGGGATCGTGGCATTTTCACTTGACGTCCAGTTCTTACTTGTAAGTGATATTAGGGATACACTTAAAATGTTTTTTCTTAATATTTCGTATTTTAATTTTTTCATTTTATTGTTTTATTGCATATCCTCCTCCGAAATCACAGTTACCACCAAGACCTCTCATTATTACATATGTGTGTTCGGGTCTTTTAAATGTGACCCTATAGTAAACATTTTCTTCTGGGTTTGTACTAACGTTCGGATTCATCTCATAAAAATTAACTGGGTTTGAGTTTACCCCAACTCTAGTTCCATCTATTAATCCGGAATTATTTACTGTTAAATCTCTATTTAAAAACCTAAGAATAGTTCCATCTTCAGCATTGAAAAATCTGGCGGTCATATAGAAAGTGGTACCCGTATAAACCGTATTGTCTGGAAACCAAAACAGATACATATTTTCAGTATTTCTGTAATTGTTACCATTGAACACAGGGATAAAGATTCTATCCTTTATATTATTATCAAAAACTTTTTGACCTAATGGAATTGATAAGTTTTTAGCAAAAACCAATTTTTGTGTTTCTCGATATGGTGTTGTATAAAATTCCAATCTAAAAAAACTATTAACGGTATGTTTTAATAATTTAGCATTTTCTTGTGGGCTAATACCAACAAAGTTATAATCTAAACCATTTGTATATGTGTTACTACTGTTAAGAAAATTAAAATAAAACCAAATGTCACATTGTAATGTTGTTATACCAGATAAAGAAACATTATATGGCTCATGAATATATCTAATTGTTTCATAATTTTCGGAAGGGTTAATAATAGATTTAAGTAAAGCGTCTTGTGTTTCCGCAAAATTTTCTTCCCAGCCAGCATTTGTTCTAAATTCTGTTTCTGGATTAAAAACCAAAGATTGATCAATATTTTTATATAATATTTTCATTTTAACAATTTACGTCACCAAATCCTTTAAATCCATCTGTTTTATTATTATACTCTCTTTCGTTTCCAAAATAAAAATTTATATCAGTTTTAACATAATGTTGATTATTTACAAAAGGATAGTCGGTACCATTACCATCTTCATCTATATATCCATGATCAAAAACATCTCTCCATTTCCATAATCCTTGATCCGGAAAATATCTTGCGTTATCTGGAAGATCAGCAATATTTGTTGTACTAGATGTTTCTATATACCCAGATAGTTGTCTAAGTTTAATTCTGTTATGTGGGTAATAATATAACCCCATTTTATTTGTTGATGTACTACCAGTGAACCCAGAAACTGTTTGAGCTTGTTCGTGATTAAATATATTTGTTGGTATCTCTAATTTATGAATAGATTCAGAAATAATTCTTTCTTTTAATTCACTCGGATTATACTCTACAAAAGCACCAGTTAGTATTGATCCAACACTTAATGAGTTACCAGAATAAAATGTTGTTCCACTTACTGTCCAACTGCTTTTAGTCATTGATGAATCAGTTATTCCTGTGGTTTGTGCAAAATGATTGTCAGTCCATTCATTATGTAAATGAAATTTATAACCATTCTTTGGTGGGTATTCAAAATATCCGGAACCATTTCTGAATACAGTTGTTACATAAACATCGCTCGGAGTGTAACCTAAATTATTTGTTAATCCAGTTAGAATAAAATAATCTTTAAAATCAAATATCAAAGATTCCATTCTATTTCTTTCAACTAGTAAATCGTTGTGTCCATCAAAACTTTCAAATAATAATTTTTTTTCTTCTTCAAAAATTGTACTTTCAAACCCAGCTTTATCTAAAATATAGTCAGTTGATTTTGTTAGTGTTTTATGTTTGTGAACATAATATGTTGATGTGGTACCGGTTATATTTTTTTCATCAATACATCTTTTGATTGTTATAACACCAGGCAACGTAACACCACTAAATCCTGCTTTATTTAAATTAATAACATAATTCTCAGAATCATATTTATCATCACCTAAACTTGATACGGAATATGTTTTTCCGCTAATAATAACAAACTCACCATTATTAAGACCATGTTTAATTGGTGATATTAATTTATAATAACCGGTTTTACTTTCAACTCTACAAGGAATACCATCTCCACTAACAAACGTTTTAATATTTGTTCCCTCAACCTTGGTTGCTCCACTTAACGTGTATTTCATTGGGAAAGTAGTGTCGCCAGAATAAACATAACTTAAATATAAATTCCAATTATGATATGGCGCATTCATATTAGAAATGGACTGATGTTTATTGACTGGTCTTGTTGGTACTGTAGTTAATTGGTTATGGTTATATGTTCCATATGTTGAACCACTAACAATAGGTACATCAATATCTTGTCTGTATGTGTCCCTTCTAATAAACGCAAACTCATCATATGGTAGGTAACCACTCCAATCGTTTGTTGATCCACCATCACCATGTAAATAAAGATAATCCTGTAAATTTGGATATACCGCTTCACCTCTATACATGTTCCTAAAAACCATCTTTATCTTACCATATATTTTATAATTCTTACTTTCATTCCTTTCGTCAGAAAATAATTCTTCCAAATCTAAAATAATACTTCTATCACCTTCGCGTAATAATTCTTCATTTGTTTCTAACCCAACACGAATTACCTCGTCTTGAATAGGTGCTTTAACATAGCGTTTTTCCGGTAATATAATTTGTTTTTTTTCCATTATTCTCCTGATGTAAACGCACCTTTAGGTCCGTAATATTTTATAAACTTATCATAAGACGAGCTTCCTGGTCTTAATCCAAAATAGAAGTGGAACGGTGTTGATAGTACTTGTTTGTTTCCAGAATAATTTTTAGCTGTTTTAAATATAAATGTCTCGTTAGTATTTTTAACATACGGTATTGCTGAAGACCAAGCACCACTAACCATGACATGTATGTTACCCGTTATTGGGTCCTTAGTTGTACCTGATATTACATTTAACCAAAGATCACCTTCAACATATCTTGTTGGATTAGATGGTGTTTGCCCACTAACAATTACTTCAAATCTTTCTAACATATCTGGGTAATTCCCTAAAAATGCAATTGTATCGTGAGCCCTTGTCATTGGTTTTATTAAGTATTCCTCTTCACCATCTGGCATTAAATAATTTGTTGTTGTGCTACTTGTAGAACCAATTGAAAACATTCTTTGTAGTTTTTGAACACCTATTGATGTTCTATCCCATAATTGATCATCATCGGCACCAAATTCTTCACCCTTTTTATCCCATAAGAAGAAAGGAACTTTTTGTGTGTAATCACCTAATCTATAATTTAAACAATATCTAACTAGCACACCGTTTTGATCTAATTTGAAATCAATAGGTGTTGGCCCCCAACTAGACCCCCGTTTAAAATATGCCATGTTTGTAGCATCTTCAGGATCTAATAATTCCCCATTAAACATAAAATAATGAACTGTATCCAAATCGAACGCTTCAATACCAGCTTCACAATTTATTGATATTAGTTGTAACGCGTCACCATCCATAACCTTACCAAAAGTATAACCGCTATTTGTGAAGAAAGTGTCAACATCTGCTTTTGCTGCAGAAACATCCATTCTATAATTAATAACGTGTTCAATGACATTACCTGGATCTTGATATGATGTTGTTGTTAGATCTCTAATAACAGAACAGTTCGGATCTACCATAGGATCAAAACATATTTCATCAAAAAACTCATCTCTTACACCAACGTCATATAATGTTGTGGGGTGTAAGATTTCTTTATAACCAGAATATGATTGACCAATAAATGTTTGTGTAGTTGGATTGTATGGTGTGCTTCTATAATAGAACTTTTGATCTAATACATTAAAGAAAACCAATTCTCTTGGATATTTTGAACCTCTTTGATTTAAATCAAAAACACCAATATCATCCCATTTAATTCTATAATCAAATTTAAAGAAATATAATAAACCATGTAACCAATTATCAATATATGAATAGTTGGTTATACCACCACAGAAAAATAAACCAACACGTTTTCTTCTATACCATTCTAATAAAACGTTTGTGTTTTTTGTTTCACCATCAATTACTGGGATAACAGTAAATACACCATCCCTGATCTCAGTTAAACCAGATTTTGTTTTTCTATCATATGTTGAATTAGAAATTTTCCTCCATGCTTGCTTATATGGTAATCTTCTGGTTGAAGCTCCACCAGCAATTGTTGCCAATAATGAATGTGCCGCACTTGGTGCGGTTGCCGACGTTTGTTCAAGATAACCAGTTGGATATGTTGGTGGGTTTAATGGATCTGTTGGAGAACCATAAGCCCCGGTTGCAAAGAAGTATTTATAAGCATTACTTTCATTATAAAATTTATCATATTTTTGACAACCAGTCTCAATTTCTAAACTAGTACCAACTAATGAAGAGTCTTTGATTGTTGCTCTATCATAAATTCTTATTGTTGTGTTATTAGGTAAAATACCAGATTCTTGTAAGTTAACCCCAGTTATATCTAACCATTCTTGTGTTGAAAAAAAAATATATTTGGCCCCAGCTGAAAGAGTACCTCCTCCATTTGTTATTATGTTTGGTATTAAAAGATCAAGAAGATCACCACTTGGATACGAGTAAGATTCTATTTTAAAATCTCCAGCATCAGTTTGAACGTTTTTCATTGCACCAATAAACGGGGTAAAAGACCCATCTGTTCCGGACGTTGGTGATGGATAAAATTCAGCATAATATCTATAATTTGATGATGGGTCGTCAGGAATTGTTGCTGTTAATGCTGAAAGGCCATTTAATGCAGAATATGATGGTGATGTTGTTCCACTACACCCACTTTCGTTATCTTTAGCGAATTGACCGGTAAATCTATCGGGTAAAAATGTGGGATCTGTTGATAGATTTTTATATCGACTAGACGATAAACTATTCGGAATTACTAATAAAACCATTTTAACACCTAATACTTCTGATGCTGAGCTGAGAAAATTAGCTTCACCAATTCTACAATAATTGTTAGAACTAGAAATATCTTTAACAACTCCAGAATCATCTGTTGTACATTCTTCACAATCCGGATATATTGTTAAAGACAATTGTTGTGTAAGTCTATCTGAAATTCTATATGCTAAATCTTTTAGCTGTTCTGAAAATCTTTCAAATGGTCTCCAGTTGAATGGCCAACCAAAATAAATATCATAAAAAAATTGTGATACTGACCAGAAAAAACTGCCAGTTAATTCCGCAAATTTTATTAATATAATTGAAAAAATAAATTGCACAAATAATAATACTTGTGAAATTAATAAAGAAAATTTTATTCTATTTCTAAACGCAAAGTTTGTTGGTAAATAGTTTGTTGTTCCGGTGCAATCGTCTTCAACATTGGGTCTTATTTCTTTTATACCTAAAAACGCATCCCTTCTTGTTGCCCCAAAGAAACTTTCAACACCTGATACTTCATAATGTGAGCCTTGGAAAGAAGTTGGTGTGTATACTTTACCATAGATAAATTTATAAAAATAATCTTCTGGTATGTTATTGTTATTTGTTCCTAAAATTAAATCTTTTTTATGGTTTCTTTCTGCCGTTGTTAAGGACTCTAGTGTAACACCAGTTGGTGTTAGTACTTTTAGATAATCTTCAAAAACGTCAGAAAATACATATGAAGATAAAATAGCTTCACTATATTCACTTGCCCCACCACCAGTATACTTGTTAAATTCTCTAATATTTGGTGTTAAATAAACGGCAGATGTTGTACCCTTGGTTGATCCTTGAGATGAATCACTTAATGATATTCTAAATCTTGATACTGCGGATGTTGCTATACCTTTATTTGAATCATTTGTATATTCTTGTTCGCCAAACTCATTTGTATACATATAATCAAGGTTCATTGAAACAACAGCCATAGATGAACCGTCTTCTTCAATTGTGCCTGGACTAAAATATTCTAACTCTGGGTATAAAACGCCATCAGATCCCCTTACTTTTTTACCTGTAAATCTAACACCCTCAATTTTACCGTCACTGGTTTGTAGATTACATTTATAACCACTTTTTCTTCTAATTACGCCGCTTCTTTTAACCGCATCATCATTTGAATCAGTCACTGTTGAAATCAACAGTAATGAAACTGGTTCAATTTTAACTCCATAATTAGATAAATCAAAATCTGTTCTTGTTATTCCAATTTGGCATAAATCAACATTACCCCAAAATGGTGCAATATCTACGGTTTGGTTAAAAGAAACAATTTGTGGTAACCCATCTAAATCTGTATCTGATTTAAATTTAAAAAATCTATCGAATTTGTTTTCATCTTCACCTTGTCTAATAAAATCAAATGGTCTTAATGAGAAACAACCCATATCTGATAAATCAACATCAACATGTAGTTGTTGTTCACCTAACGGAACTCCCCAGATCATAAAATCACCAGAAGAATTGGTTTTAACGGTATATTTGTAATATTTTTCAAATACCTCAAGGTATTCTTCTCTACTTAATATGTCTGTTTGATCAAAAAATGTTCCTGTTGGGGTGTGACCACCGTGTTGCTTTCTGGCTGGTAATAGATTGTAACGATAACCATCTGTATTCTTGTCACTTGATAATTTGTATGGATAAAGGGCAGATATTACTGGATCTGGCACATCTTGATCTGATAACGGAACCAATATGGAAACTCTAGCGTTAGGTACACCTAATCCATTGTTTGCTGTAATTCTACCACAAACAACACCATAATCAGCACATAAAGAGGTATAAGCGTCTTGTTGTGTGAATTTTAAAGATAGGATCTCCAAAAGATCATAATCTTGCTTAAGTTCAACAACAACTTTTTTGTCCGTCTGTAATTGTGTATTAATTCTGTGCTTCTGAATCATATTAACTATAAATAGAAACTCATACGTTTTCCATTAAGAAAAAGATAAGTAAAATATCCGTTAATATGTAGTCGTTCCTAATGTTATAACCCTAATTTGTATATCTTTTTGAGGAAATCTAATTTGAAATATTTGATTTGATTTCATATATACTGTCATATTGCTTTGAGCAATTTCTTTAGTAATAGCATCTTTGTAGCTTTGAGTAACCTGAGATGATGAATATTCCCCACCAATCTTATTATAAACTCTAACATCAATAACATTAACAACACCAGGGACATTATTTACTTCTTTCATTAATTCACCAACAAATAATGGATCTCCCATTTTTCTTTTGTCAATTGAGAAATAAGATGTGGTAGCGCCAATAATTTCACGAAGAACTTCTGTTTGATTTTGGTTCTTATCCAATAGAATATCTATTTGTAGTCCTAGATCAATTACTTCACCACTAACAATATCAATATAATCATTAATCATTCTAAATTCAGAAAGATATGAAACAATATTTTGTTTTAAAGTGTTTGACACAACGTCAGTTAGATTACCATTCTCATCATATGACAACAACTTGATTCTAACCTTGTTATCCTCTTCCATAACATTAACTTTGGCCGGTGCACCATATGTAGATGGCATGGTTTCAATCATGGATTTATAGTCATTTAATGTTACTGCCCTGTTTTGAGCCGCAAAATTGTATGCGATCATCCCTCTTAATTCTTCTAATACCGGTTGATCAGATCCACCCACTGCTGGGGTTATATTTGTAACAACCAAAGATTGTAGAACTTGATCATTTACAGTCTGATTTGGGCCGTTTATACTAAAATCAATATTCTCTATGTTATTTATCACCCCAACCCCTAAATTACTCTCTTTACCACCTCCAATTCGATATTTGATGAATAGGGTTGTGTCTTGTTTTGGTATTGCACCTAATGACATATTATTCAAATATGTTGATAGGTTAACCTTTAGGTTATTTGTAATATAATTGTCTAAATTATCTAGTGGATCTACATTACCAGAACCAAATGTTAAGAAGAAAAACCCTTCTGGTGTATATTCTGTGATAAATTTGTTATTAACTCTAATATATTCACCAGCTTTAAAATTCTTTTTATCCGAAACCGCCGTTTTGCTAGGAACAAACACTTTGTCCTGAACTAAAGATTGTACTTCGTACCATTTATTTTGTTCTGTGATAAATTCACTACTTGTAGGGTTACCAGCAAATGAGGTTCCTTCTTTATGAATAATCGTTGTTACACCAAGAACATTCTTTTCTGGTAAATAAATTTTAACAAAAGGCTTTTGGTCTCTTTGACTTATAGCTTTTCTGAATATTTTTGTTACCCCATTTACAACTGGTTCTCTTTTGGTAATAGTATATGAAATTAACTTATTATTATTATCAAAGTTTGGTATTTTTAATCTATTTGTTTCACCCTTTTCATTGAATGGGTTTGAAAAATCAATATCAGAAATTGTTTCAAATATTTGACCACCTCCAGAAACTTGAGCTCCGGCTCTTAAAATACCTTCGTATCTATCATCATCTTTATCACCCTTTGCTGGTACATTTATGCTAAAATCACACAATGCAACTGAAGGTCTAGATCCTGGAATTCTGATTCCATAAGTTTTAGCTATATGAAATAACGACTGTTTTTGTTGTGCAAAATCAAGCATTGTTTCTTGCCAAACTCTATCAATATGAAAGTGTAGATTGTCTGCAATTGCTGCATTCAAATCCAACAATACTGAATATATTGATGCGTCATTAGTATTCTGAATTAAATCAGGATAATATTCTTTAGTAAAATTTACTAGGTCCTGTCTTAAGCCAGCGAAATCTCTATTGGTATATGCTATTTTTTTGCTCATATTAGATATTAATAATTACGAAGTCTGAACTAGAGAAAGCTCCGTTGTTTGTTGTATAATCAATCCTTATTTTAGCGGTATATGGTTTTGTAGATGAATCGCCAGTTCTAAATAATCTAATGTCCTCATCTTCACTAATACTAGACTCCTCTGTTGGATCTAATTCTGGGTTTGTTATTTTTATTGAGTTTATTTCTAAATTAGGGATATAGGTTTTAATACTTTCTCTAATCTCATCTTCAATACTATTATATGTCACCACATCGTTCATATCAAATATATAATCATATAGTCTTGTTCCAAAATCGGGTAAAAAATATCTACTACCCTTTCTGGTCAATAATAAATGAATCAAGTTAGCACGAATTTCTTCGTCTCTTGTTAGGGTCATTCTAGCATAGTCACCTAGTGTACTATCTCTAAACGGAAAGTCTAATCCATATCTTGTAGCCATACCAATAAATATAAACAATACTAAAATGAATATAAATAAAAAATCGCGACACTTTAATTAAAAAATGTCGCGAAAAATGTCGCTAAACCAAAAATATTGCTAGATTGGGGTACCTATCATCTTATGACCCGCATCCCTCACACTCAAACGGAGAATCCGTTGGTCTGTCATTAGTCATTACAGCTTCAGGTGTTTCTTCGCTTATTATAGATTTTTGCGTTGTTTGGTATGTTACCGACGGTAATTGAGTTTCTGCAGGTTTTGCTGCAGCTGTATCAATACCCAATCCTTTAATAGCGTCAACCGCCGATCTAGTTCTTAAATAATACATACCGGTTTTTAACCCAAGTTTCCAACCAAATAAATGTGCGGCTAATAATTTTGGTTTTGTTGCATTATCAATAAATAAGTTCAATGATTGAGATTGGTCAATAAACACGCTTCTATTAGCGGCCATTTGTAAAATTCTCTTTTGTGACATTTCCCAAACAGTCTTATATACCTCTTTTATTTGTACAGGGATTTCTGGTATGTTTTGAATTGATCCGTTTTCCATAATCAATTTTCTTTTTAGTTCCTCATTCCATAACCCTAAATTTAGTAGTTCCGTAACCAAATGCTTATTCACAACAATAAACTCACCACCTAATGTTCTTCTTGAATACATATTAGTTGTAAATGGTTCAAAAGCTTCGTTATTACCAAGAATTTGTGCAGTTGATGCTGTAGGCATAGGAGCAATTAATAAAGAATTTTTAACACCATTGTTAACAACCTCTTTTCTTAATTTTTTCCAATCCCATCTTCCGGATAAATCTTTATCTTTTAAACCCCACATTTCAAATTGAAATACACCCTTTTCAATTGGTGAACCTACAATAGACTCATATGGGCCATATTGTTTTGCTAAATCATTTGATGATGTCATTGCTGCAAAATAAATTGTCTCAAATATGTCTGTTTGTAAAACATCCGCGTCTTCGCTTTCAAATGGTAAACCTAACATACAAAATACATCAGCCAATCCTTGAACACCTAAACCAATTGGTCTATGTTTAAAGTTAGATCTTTTTGTTTCTTCTGTTGGGTAGAAATTTAAATTAATAACGTTATTTAAATTTTTTACTACTTGATATGTGTATTCATATAACATCTCGTGACTAAATTCACCATTAACAATATATTTTGGTAAAGCAATTGATGCTAAATTACAAACAGCTTGTTCTGTTGGTGAACTATATTCAATAATTTCTGTACATAAATTTGATGATTTAATTGTACCTAGATTTTTTTGATTTGATTTATAGTTAGCCGGATCTTTATATAACATATAAGGTGTGCCAGTTTCGATTTGTGCGGTCAAAATAGCATCCATTAATTTTCTGGCTTTAACTGTTTTTCTAGCTAACCCTTGTTGTTCATAAGATTCATATAATTTTGTAAACGCTTTATCTTCTGGGCTATCATATACATCAGATAAACCAGGTGCTTCGTCTGGAGAGAACAATGACCAATCACCGTCTAATTCAACACGTTGCATAAATAAGTCTGGTGTCCACATCGCTAAGAATAAATCTCTTGCTCGCATTTCTTCTTTACCATGATTTTTTCTTAAATCAATAAACTCAAATACATCAGCATGCCATGGTTCAAGATATATTGCAAATGAACCTTTACGTTTTCCTCCTTGGTTAATCCAACGAGCAACTTCGTTATAAGTTTTCATCATAGGTAATAAACCATCAGATTGTCCACCAGTTCCCTTAATATAAGAACCCTTAGCTCTAACATCATGTACATGTAATCCAATACCACCAGCCCATTTAGAAATCTTAGCAACATCTTTAATTGTATCAAACAATCCATCGATATCATCACCTTTGTTTCCAATTAAGAAACAAGATGACATTTGTGCTCTTTTTGTTCCAGCATTAAATAATGTTGGTGTGGCATGAGTATAAAAATGTTGTGATAAATCATCATAAATTCTAAGTGCCATTTGTACATCACCATCACAAATACCAACAGCAACTCTCATATATAGATACTGTGGTCTTTCAACAACCCTGTCTGCAATCTTTAATAGATATGATCTTTCTAATGTCTTGAAACCAAAGTATTCAAAATCAAAATCTCTATTAAAAACAATGGCCCCATCAATCACTTCTTTATTTTCCATAACAAACTTGTAAACATCGTCATCAATCAATGATGATTCCTTACCAGTTTTTGGTTCAACAAATGAATGCAATTCCTTAATTGCTTGAGAGAATTTCTTTGGTGTCGTTTTGTGTAAATTAGTAACCGCCAATCTTCCCGCCAATTTTGCATAATCTGGATGTGTTGTTGTCATAGATGCTGCAGTTTCTGCCGCTAACACATCTAATTCTTTTGTTGTAATTCCATCATATATCCCCTGTGTTACTTTTAATGTAATGAATGTTGGGTCAACATAATCCATATTTAAATCATCACAAAGAGCACTAATTCTTTTAGTGATTTTGTCATATCTCATTTCTTCTAACGTACCATCTCTCTTTAATACTTTCATTTTTCTATTCTATTATTTTTTTTTAAAAATCAACATCACCAAATGCAGAATTTAAATCTTCTGACTCATTTGTTTTATTTACCCCCGCCTTTTGATATTCAGCAACTCTCTTTTCAAAAAAGTTTGTTTTACCCTGTAATGCAATGTTTTGCATAAAATCAAATGGGTTATCTGAATTGTAAACTTTAGAACAACCTAAAGCGACTAACAATCTGTCGGTAACAAATTCTAAGTATTGACTCATCAATTCAGAATTCATACCAATTAAACGGACTGGTAACGCTTCTAATATAAATTCTTTTTCAATCTCTAATGCACCGCAAATAATCTCCTTAACTCTTTTTTCTGAAATCTTCTTTTCAATATGATTATTAAATAAATGGCAAGCATAATCACAATGCATACCCTCGTCACGAGAAATTAATTCATTAGAGAATGTTAAACCTGGCATCAAACCACGTTTTTTTAACCAGAAGATTGAACAGAATGAACCAGAAAAGAATATACCTTCAACCGCAGCAAATGCCACTAGTCTATCAACAAATGATTCTGAATTAATCCATTTAATTGCCCAGTCAGCTTTTTTCTTAATTGCTGGTATAGTATCAATAGCATTAAATAATTTATGTTGTTCTTCTTTATCTTTAATATATGAGTCAATTAACAATGAATATGTTTCACTGTGAATATTTTCCATCATCATTTGAAATGAATAAAAAAACTTTGCCTCTGTATATTGAACCTCATTAACAAAATTCATTGCTAAATTTTCATTTACAATACCGTCTGATGCCGCAAAAAATGCCAAAACATGTTTTACAAAATGTTGTTCATCTGCATTTAGTTTGTTATCCCAATCATAGATATCTTGTCCAAGATCAATCTCTTCTGCTGTCCAAAAACAAGCCTCTTGTTGTTTAAATAATCTCCATAAATCATCATGCTGTATTGGGAAAAGGACAAAACGTCCCGGATTCTCCATTAAAATTTTTTCTGTCATTTTTTTATTTTTAGTTTTTATTTTTTTTCTAAGAATTCTTGGTAAACAGCACTAGATCTGTTTCTCTTTTGCTCTTCTTTTTCTTCTTTATAGCCAAGCAATGTATTTTGAAAATCTGTATCAATAGTTAAGAACTCATTGTTGAATTTACAGTTATTAAAAATCACACCATCTCTTCCTATTCTAGATTTTAAAAGTGTTATTGTAGCCAGGTTCTGTTCTTTTTGTTCTATTGTTTTACCAATAGATAAAACAACGTGACCAATTTGTGCTTTTTTAATTGATCCACCCATTTGATCTGTTGTTACAACCTCACTTTTAATAGATTCTCTATTACCTTGTGTTGCTGTCCAAATAGCCACATCAAATTCAGATGTCATAGATTCTAACTGTCTCATAATAGCTCCATCCCCTTTCCACTCTTCATTATAATTTGTTTTTTCTGGAGTGATACAATCAACATAATCCAAAGTTACTAAATCTATTCTAAATCCATCAGATTGTAGCTTTCTTAATTTAGATTTTATTTCAGAAATTGTAACAGAATCACTTGGTAGTTTTAATAACCTAAGTTCACCCTTGGATTCTTTCCTTCTTTCAGCAACGATTTGTTCAATCTTTTCTGCGTCTAATGGTTGATCTTTGGGAGATATACCGGTCCAAATTGTAAAGTGCTTTCTTTTAATATTATTAATATTATCTTCAAAAAATATCTGCACAACATTATATCCACTATTATATGCCTCGTTGGCAAATTTAGTTAATAGTGTTGTTTTACCAGTACCAGTTGGCGCCAATACAACTCCTAGTTCACCTCTACCTAATCCGCCATCTAATAATCCGTCAATACCATTAACTCCCGTTGGAATTGGTCTTCTGTTGTCCGCTTGTAGTGCCATCATGACATTATCAAACACATCTTCAATTTCATGATCCATAACGCCAACCTGAAGGGCATCTTGAATTATTTTTTCAATAGTACTATACTGTTCAAAGTCACCCCTTTTAGTAATTTCCTCAATTTTCTTAATTGCCTTCTTTACTACTTGTTGTTTACAGAATTTTATAGCCCTATCCTTGGTACCAGGAATGCTTCCTAGTTCAATGACGTGGTTTTTAATATTTAATAACATGTCAAGATTTGACTTTCTGTTAGTATCGGAAATGCTTTCAGCCTTTATTTGTTCCTCGATTGCATTATACTGCGGCACAGTCTTACCATAAGTCTCAAAATATTCTTTTATATTTTGAACGATAAATTTCATTCCACTATTATCAAAATAGTCAGGCTCTATGACCTCGATTATTGTTTCCGAAAACTTCCTGTCTTCAATGATCAGCTTAAGTAAAGATAACTGATAGTTAGCCCCTAAGTGACCAAAATTTATGTCATTCATATATATGTTATTTCAAATTATTAAAAAAAATTAAAGCTTGTACTGAAGGTAAGTCGTCTCAGGATCGCTAAGTGACAAAACTTCAGTTAAATCTCCCAAAATCTTCCTCAGTTTTGGTCTGATATCTACCGCATATCTAACCTTTGGGTGATAGTGATGGGCAGGGAATATTCTTTCAATAAATACCTCGTCGCCTTGTTTAATTTGCAACAAAAAATACTGCTCATCCAGTTCTTTGGGGTCTTCCACAATGTCGCTATTCATAAAAAATGCCTGATTTTCACTCAAATAATCGGAACTTTTTATTTTTAAATCATCTGAAATTTCCGTACAAATAAATTTTACTTCTTCGTGTAAATTTATTGATCTTCTGGTTCTTGGGTTATAATCTCTGACATTGAAAAATCTTTGACAAATGATATTCCCGTCTAATGTTAGTAAAAACTCAAATTTGTTTGGGTCTTGTAAGTTACTATTCATAAATGTTACTTTTTAATATTAAATTTTATTATTTTTTTTTTATTTTTTTCTATCTGTGTTAACCTTAGAAATGGGTTTAGGAATTTTATCCAAGAATCATCCGCTTTAGGTAAGATGCTGAATAAACCATCTTCCATCATCATCTTCATGGTGTTCTTATATGACCTACCTTCTGAGTCCAAATTTTCCTTAATTAAAGATATGATTCCTATCTTGGCTTCGTCTGTTAATATTGGATCGTCTAGACAAACCATTTTATTATTTATCTCAAAGAATTCATCCCCAAAAACACCTAGCTTGGTAACACCAGTTAGAAAGTTTTGAATTAACTTATTCTCTTTGTCAGATTCAAATATTAAATTACCTTGATTTCTTACTTCTTGTAAGGTTAACTGCTTTGTTTTAATTTCAGGAAAGAGACTAATGAGTCTTTTTATTCCCAAATTTTTAATACCAAATATGTTGTCAGAGGGATCGCCACATAATATTTTTATGAGCTTTACGTTTTCGATTAGTACTTCTTCATGATCATAAGGCATCATGTCATTTTTAGAATACACTCTTCTATGAGATGGATTGTATAATATAACCTCGTCATTGATTAATTGTACAAGGTCTCTATCAGAGGAGTAAACTATTTTCTTTTCTGTTGGGGAAGTTTGAGTATAGAAAGCTATACAATCATCAGATTCACAGTATTCAAATTCTGCTTGCCTAACGTATAATTCTTCTAGGTATTTTTTAATTCTATTTCTTTGATATTGATATGAATTAATTTCCTCTTCCGTTCTGTTTCTTTGCTTTCTGTTTTCTTTGTATTGATGATAAATTTTCTTTCTAGATAGAGAGCCTTCTTTACCATCCCAAAATACACAAATTTTGTCTAACTGATATGTCTCGAAAGATCTTCTAAGGGTGTCAATAAAGTGGAATAAACCCCCAATATGTTGACCCTTATAAAATCTATTCTTCTGTCCGTAGAAACCTATGGTTAATAAATTATCTCCATCAACCAATAATGTGTTAGACATTTCGTCTGTTGTGTTAAATGTTAAACAATATAAAATTCACTATTCACCCCCAATCTCTTCATCTTCAGATTCCGAGAATACAATTTCACCTTCACCAAATCCACTAAGAACTTTATTCCAATAATCAGAATAATCTTTTTTATAGATTTCTAACGCTTCTTTAGTATCATGAATGTATCCTTGTGGTACAGCAATAATCTTACCATCTCTATATGCTAAACCGTTTACGTGGTTCTTAAGAATTGAGATTTTAGTTCTGATTGCATATGTAACTTTTCTACCACCTTTAACCGCATCAATATGATTGATACCAGCTTTCTTTTGATTACCAAATAAGAAAACAATTGAAGATGCTAACCATAACGCTTCGCCACCTTTTGCTTTAATCTCTGGTTGACCAAATGGATTATCTGGAAGTTCTACCCACGGTTGATTAACAACAATCATTGTTACATATAATGGATTTTCTTTTGTTGGATAATCCTCTTTTTTTGATTTAGAAATTCTAGAATGAATTCCCATACCGATTTTATCAGCTAAAGCAGAAGCATTATGTTGCTTACCACCCTTACCTTCAAATGTCATTTTACATGGTACAGATCCAACAGAGTCCCAACAAATTAATATTGATTTGTTAAGTTTACCACTAGCTTGAGCATCAATCAAT